GGCCTTGACAAGCGTATGTCTGAGCAATTTGCAGCTGAAGACATTGCAAATATGTCCATATACGTATCCGAGCTGATGGCGGCGATTCAGGGCGGTGCAGAGGTAAGCGGTGAGGAACTTGAACGACTGCAAACCATTGTAGATTTCCTGAACAATCTCCAGCTGACCGGGACCGGCGAGAACATCCGTGCCGGTATTGCAGAAGGTATGACCTCTGTTGGCTGGGATACGGATGCGGAGACTGTTGCATCTGATCTTGAAACAGCTCTGAATTCTGCTCTGGGGATCCAGTCGCCGTCAACGCGCATGAAGCCGGTTGGAACATATGTCGCTGCAGGCATAGCGGAAGGTATGTCAGAATTTGATATGGCAGCAGCGGCTTTGAGCCTGAGCAGCAGCTTAATTGCTCTGATTACTGTGTTTCTGCCGCCTGCTTTGTTTGGCGCAATCGGCATGAGCCTTGCAGCGGGACTTGCCCAGGGACTTACATCGCACAGCATGGTCGGTGCCGCAATGGCAGTTGCAAGCAGCATTAAAACTACGGTTAATGCCAACCTGAACGCCTCGAGTTTGCGTTCAGCGGGCATGAATGCGATGGCTGGCCTGAAGGCTGGCATCAATGCAGGCCGATCCGGAGTTATCTCTGCAATGCGTTCTGCTGCACGGGCAGCTGTGAATGCAGCGAAGGCTGAACTGAAAATACATTCTCCTTCGCAGGTGTTCGAAGACGAAGTTGGCGTAATGACCATGCGCGGCTTCGGTGAGGGTGTCTTAAAGGAAAGCCGGGAACAGGCACGGGTAATCAGGAACGCGACCAGATACCTCACGGGTGAAGCGCGTGAAAGCGCTGTTGCTTATAGTTCCAGCGATAACCGCCGTACCTATAACCAGCAGAGCAGCGTGAATCTTTCGGGCAATAATTTCTATGTTCGTGATGAACAGGACATCCGTGGCCTGGCTATTGAGATTGCTTCGCTTACCAGACGACAGCAGCGTGGAAAAGGCCTGCGTATGGCATAAATAACTTGACTTTCCCGGGATTTAGAGTGATAGATACGCTACCTCAATTGAAAGGAGCTTTAAGCATGAAAGTTTTGATCTTTGAACCCGGAAAGCACCCACGCGCAGCTGACATTGAGCATACCCTTGAGGAAATGCAAAAGATTGTCGGTGGGTATATCCAGGCGATCTATCCCTGGCGTGAGCCTGCTGCACTTGTCTGCGATGACGAGGGACTTCTGAAAGAATACCCATTTAACCGCAGGATCGGCGATGAGCATATGATCTTTGGAACTTTCTTTATCTGCGGTCTGGATACGGAGAATTTCACTGACCTGTCACCTGAACTCATGCGAAAATACAGCATGGACTACTTCGACCCGCAGATGCTGATGCAAACACCCTTCGGCCTGGTGGTTTTGCCGGTTGAAGCTGAAGCGTAGTGGGGAGGTGGAGAGCGTGTTTTCAATGCGTATTCGACCTGAAGTGCTTGAGAAGCTCAGGAAGGATTTTAAGCCCGGAACCAGGGTTGTGCTCGAGGAGATGTGCGATCCGTATCGTGAAATGCCGCAGGGAATGAACGGTATTGTTGAGCATGTAGATGATGCAGGAGGCATCCATATTAAATGGGATAACGGATCAACACTTGCTGCCCTTCATGGAGTTGACCGGATAAGGATCGCTTCCGAGGAATAGCAAGTACCTGGCTGCGAGATAAATTTTGCACAGAACGAACTTACCCGCCTGTCGAAATGCCTGATAAGCAATACGACATGGCGGGTAAGCCTTTTTATCAAAGAGGGTATTTCCTTGATACCTCTATTGTAAGGGATAAATATGTACCGGGTATAAACAAATTGGAGGTGTAAGAATGTGACAGACTGGTTTGAATGGAACGGTGTTCGTAGTACCAGCTTCGGTATACATGTAGCCGAGCATCCGCCAATAACACTTCCGGAGGAGCGGGTCACCTACACAGACGTTCCCGGCAGATCGGGTAGCCTTACGACACTCGAAGGTGAAGATGTCTACAAAGACCTGCTTCTTACAGTAACCTGCTTTATTGAGCAGCCCAATCGAATACAAGAGATCGCAGCCTGGCTCAAAGGCTCCGGCACAGTCACCTTCGCCAATCGGCAGGGTGGCTTTTATTATGCCCGAGTGAGCAATCAGATCGAGTTTTCGAAGATCCTGCGCGGTAATCCCCATAGGAGTTTTTCTGTGATTTTTCGCTGCAAGCCTTTCTTCTATCTGTCGGATGCTTCGCCCATCAATCTTCTGGAATCCTCCGGTGTGATAACGAATCCGGGCTGTGTTTATTCGGAACCGTTGATCACGGTCTACGGAACCGGTGAGATCACGCTCATGCTGGGTTCCCTCACGCTTGAATTGGACGGCATTGAGGGGAGCATTACGATGGATTCTCAGCTTCAGGAAGCCTATAACGGGGAAACAACACTCAACCATTGTATGTGCGGAGAATTTCTGAGACTCAAACCCGGACACAACGCCTACTCCTGGACAGGAGAAGTTACAAACATTGTTATTGAACCAAGATGGCGCACGCTATAAATCAGCATTCTGATTCTGAAGGAGGTAAAGCAAATGATTTGCGTATATGAAGCTGAATGCATTGACTTTACCGGAAACGGCCTGGGAATGCTGGAACCCATATCCTGTGAAGTTACAGAGACGCTAAATGGTGAGTATGAAGTGACCCTTGTGCATCCGCTGGACACACAAGGAAAATGGCAGAGGCTGCAGGTCGGGCGGATACTTAGGGTGCCTGTGCCTGCCGCCATGACTCCCAAGGTGAACATCGTTGCGCAGACCTCGGGAACGGACATTTACAAGGTGACTACGAAACGTGATCCGCTGCGCCTGCGTTCAGGCACGGGCACGAAATATAAGATCCTCGGGAAATACAAAAAAGGTACAGAGGTCATTGTTCTGGAGAAAACCACGAGCAGCTGGTATGAAGTTACATGCCCGGACGGCAAGCACGGCTATATGAGTGCAAGCTATCTTACTTACGTGCGGACCGAACTCGACCCGGCCTTTGCCACGGGCCAGGTGGTAGAGGCGCGGCAATTGCGCGATCAGCCGTTCAGGATTTATCGCGTAGTTCCGGAGCTAAACCAGACCACGGTGTATGCGCGGCATGTTTTCTACGATCTGATCGACAACATGATCACGACATACAAACCAGACAAGTCACTGTCGGGTGCGAGTGTTGCACAGGGGATAGGTGACAACTGTCAGTCTGAGCATGATTTCACCGTTTACTCTGACCTTGATTCAACTGCAGACGGTGTTGAGTTTATCAACATCAACCCTGTTGAAGCGTTCATGGGTGAAAATGGCCTGCTTGAGAAATACGGCGGTGAATTGGCACGCGACTGGTTTGACTTGTTTCTTGTAAAGCGCGTTGGCCTTGATACGGATGTGCAGATACGCGAAGGCAAGAATCTGCTTGGTATCAGCTACGACGTAGACATTACGGATGTTACAACCCGAATCATGCCGACCGGTGAGGACAAGGACGGAAACATCATGTATCTCCCTGAGGTATTTGTTGACAGTCCCTATATAAACAACTATCCATCTCCCAAATGGATCCATCTTGCTGTAACAGATGCCAAGGTTGTGACCTCGGGCAGCGACAAGAAAAGCAAGGATCAGTGTTTTGATGAGATGCGCAAAGCCGCACAGGATGAATTTGCCAGGGGTTGTGATATGCCAACCATTACCCTCAAGGTAGATTTTGTCAACTGCGCCGATACAGAGGAATATCGGGACTTTCATCTGCTCCAGAATATCTATCTGGGCGATTCTGTAAAAGTCATTGCACCCCGCATAGGTGTTTCTGTGTCCATGCGCATGACGCAATACAACTACGATTGCCTGAAGCGTAAGTACACAGCTATGACGCTTGGCACCGTAGCAGATACGCTGGAAGGCAGTACCATCTCTTCCAGGCAGCTGCCCAGCGGCAGTATTGGTGGCAGTAAGCTGGCGATCAATTCTGTGGGCAGTCTGAACCTGCAGGCAGACTCCGTACAGTCAAGGCATGTATCTGCTGAATCCATCACGACGGAAAAGCTTGCTGCAGCGGTTGTGACTGCTGATAAGCTTGCAGCCGGTGCTGTGGATGCAGGTGCACTCAGTGCGGTGACCGCCAAAATCGGAAGCCTTACTGCCGGTGATATTGAGACGGATACGCTGGCTGCAGGCCTTGCGGCGTTTACTGTAATTACCTGCGGCACAGCTTCCTTTGACCGGGCAACAGTAACACACCTTGTCGCAGAAGCCTTGAACCTTTCCTACGGTGTGGGCGATGAGGTGTTTATTGATAATCTCAAGGTTGCATACGCGCAGGTCATATCTGCGACCATCGGTAATCTCTGCATCAAAGCTTCGGACGGTAATTACTACACGATTGATGTGGATGAACAGGGGAATGTATCCGCAACAATCACGACGGTTTCTGACGGTGAACTTAGCGCCGGACAGACTGAAACCGGGCGAGTCATTCTGGAAACAGATATCGTGGCTACGAATCTTGCGACTTCTAATCTGCTGGCGACTTATGCCCTGGTCAATAAGATAGATGCCGCACGGATAGACGTAGACGAGCTATTTGCCAGAAAAGCATTCATCGACCAACTGACAACCAGCGAAATCATAGCGGGGAAGTCGTTGACGATCATTGCTGGTGAAGCGTCTGAAGCTAAGCAAAAAGCAGACAATGCGGTCGCTCAGGTTCAGGTTCTCTATGCATCAGGCCCGTCTTATGCTGTTGCGCCCGCAGGAGGCTGGAGCACAACTGCTCCTGTGCATCAGGAAGGCCAGTATATCTGGCAAAAAACCGTAACCACCTATAACAATGGGGAATCGGATACATCAATGCCGACATGCTTGTCAGGTGCAGACGGTGAACCGGCAACGACACTGCGTATTGATTCAAGCCGAGGGACGGTCTTCAAGAATAATAAAGTGTCAACCGTTCTATCGGCAGTCATTTATCGAGCCGGGGTTCGCATTACCGATATCTATACGCTTCGAAGCACGCTTGGCTCCGGCGCATATCTGCAATGGAGTTGGCAGCGCATGGATGAAGAGCGATTCGGCGTCATTTCAGCAGACGATGCTCGAATCACGAATGATGGATTTATGTTTACGCTCTCGCCTGAGGACGTGGATACAAAGGTAACCTTTATGTGTGAACTCATAACCGATTAAGGAGGATTCTTATGGCTATCAGATCTTCAGACCAGATTTCTATTGTCGATATCACGGACGCGTATTCGGTGATACTGACCAACGACTCTTATACTTTTCCCGGCAGCATTAATGCAGCGAAGGCAGGAAGCTGTACCACGCAGATCCTTGCAATGTGCGGCGCAGGCCAGGTGGCAGCCAGTGTGACACTTTCTGAGATCACCAAGCCCAGCGGTGTTACGGTGACCAGCGACAACAATGCGACTGCGCCTACGCTTACCATTTCCGTCAGCACTTCTGTGACCTCTGCGGGTATCGTGAAAATCCCGGTACATGTGGGCGAGGTGACGATTACCAAGGAGTTTTCCTTTGCCATTGCGTTTACGGGCGCTACCGGTGCTCAGGGTGCCACCGGTGCAACGGGCAACGGTGTACAGTCCACGACTGTAACGTATGTCGCCAGTTCCAGCGGCACCGATATTCCTTCCTCCGGCTGGAGCGCCAACATTCCCACGGTGTCTGCCGGTCAGTATCTCTGGACGCGCACGGTTATCACTTATACGAATGGCACCAGTTCGACTTCTTACTCCGTCGGCATGATGGGTGCCACCGGCGCTACCGGTTCGACGGGCGCGAGCGGCAAGGGAGTTAAAAGTACCACGATTACTTATCAGAAGAGCAGCAGCGGTACGACTGCGCCGACTGGCACCTGGAGCTCTACGATT